TTTTTAGCTGAAGCAGCTCCGTGAGGAAGCGAGACATGCGCCCAGTTGGGGTAAGCCTCCCAGCCCGATAGTGCATCCAGCTCGCCTTCGTAGACCATGATGCGTTTACCAGTAGAAGGTATAAGAGACTGACCAAACAAAGTATCAGTAGTAGTACCTTCATACTTAAAATCCTTTAGTTTCGTCTTTGTTTTGAACCCTTGAAGTGTTCTGTCACTGCTGTAATAAGGGAACCGTAAAAGGTCTCCATCTCTGTATACTTTGTAGTGCTGACAGGTCTCCTCACTGATTCGTCTTTTTGTAAGCCGTTGGGCTTGTCCTTTGAATTGTACATTTGACATTTGGTGGGTTTCATTTTCTCTTGTTACTGTTTGACAACTAAAACAGAATGTACTGCCGTCATCATAAATAGCTTTAGCATCCGAAGAGCCACATGCTTCACATGGCTCGTGTCGTATAAACTCAGCCATTACAGGAAGTTCACATTAATGTTTAATCTGTATGGAGCATTACTACAAGATGTTGAGTGATGCTGTTTAGTTGAGTCAAAGATTATACATCTATTCTCTACACTGTCCACTTGCGTTCCATCTTCAAAACCTGTGTAACCATCACATGTATTTAAAGATATCAAAGCACCTTTTAAACCGGCTATCTCGTTTGTGTCAGAATGGAAAGGATGTGTTTGTACCTCTTCTGTCCTTGTGTACATGTTGGCTTTGATTCTTGTTATTTGATTAAATTCAATTCCAAGATGTTTTTCTAATGCTTTTTCAACAATAGGTCTAACAGCCTCAAAATGTTGAGAAAGTATCATCATATTTGCGTACAATAAATGTACAAAATAATAATTATCTAAAGGATTTGCTAATTGATTTGTAGCATCCTTTGCTGAGATTCCACTCGCGTAATACCAAGGTAACTCTTCACTTTTGAATATATCCTTTAAAATTATATACTCATTTGTAGGTAAGAATTTATCTATAACTTTGATTTGGGGTGGTGATTTTCTAGTTTTCTTTGTTGTCATTTTCTAAAGGGTGAAAGAAGAAACATAAATTTGATCTAAACTGTGTTCTGTTTAATATGTCATCTAGACTATCAACAAAATACTTATCGTTTACTATCGCTGGTGAATGAGGAAAGTAAGCACCATCAAATAAAACCATGCGATTATATTTAGGTCTCAATGTTTTTAATAATTTTAATTTTCTTTTTGATACCCAAGGCTGTGTTCCAACAGGTACCTCTTTCATTAAAGTTTTAAACCATTCTTCATCTCTTACAGAAGGGTCGTATAAATTTGTTCCATTCGTATAATCATCTTCATTAAAATAGGTGATGCAGTTATACCCATGGTCAATATGTGGAAACCAATAATTATCTTTCCAATTATTATAATCTCCCTTTAACCAAATATCACAGTTTGTTTTAAAAGAACCAAAAAAAGATGGTGTTTGACCTGATAATTTTGATGCTAACCAAACCATAGGTGCAGCCTTGTCAACAAAATCGTGATATCTACATTTTAAATACTCTACCCCATTTAGTAAGAATGGTTCCTTGTTTTCTACTTGAGCGGTTTGTCTGTTAAAAAGAAACCTCTCTAGTTTTTTAGGTTCAGCAAACACATTGTCAATGGTGTATATTTTACTGCCTTTGAGATTAGTGATTGTGACCTCAGTGTTTTCGTTTAAGTTCCACATTTTAACCAATCAACTGGAATACAATGTGCAGCGCACCATCTGATTTTGTAACGCTCGCACCACTTCGCATATGTTGTCTTTGACTTTTTACTTATACGTTTGTAAGGGTCTTGAAAGACCATGCGAAGGTCTATGTTTGGGTTGTCCTTGATTACTTGTTTAATCTTACGCCTTGATGGTGGGTCCCAATACCCTTTGACCTCAAGGATTACTCCGCTATCTGGTAGCACAAAGTCGGGAGTATATTGATGTTGTATTGTGTAAGGATAGGACGTTTCCTCATATTCATAGTCAACGCCCAAACTTACTAATAGGTCTGCTACCTTTTCTTCTAGACCTGACCTAAAAGTCATCTTCCAACTCTACAGAGCTAGGTGTGGTATCAGGTGTTACATTCGGCTCTGATGTTTTAAAGCCTGCTGTACTACCAAACAACTCAGCAGCTCCTGCCTCGTCAAGGTCACCTGTGTCTACGCCTACCTCTGATTGAATACTCACTATCTGAACTCCAGATAACTTGAGTGATGTACCATAGGTTGAACCATCTTTTAGTATGTATGGTTTCTGTGTAAATCCAAGTTTAACTTTACTGCCTGAATACACAGGTGTAGTTTCGTCTCTGATAGGTGTGCCTTCAGTATCTACAACTGGTGGCTTCTTGTCTTCACTCCAAGAGAACTTGATAAGGTATTTACCTTCGCTTACTTCTTCCCATGGTGTAGGTTTTAGTACTGATCTCTTAGGGTTCTTTAATTTAGATTCTGCCCACTTAAGACAGTCCTCTCTCTCAGTCTCTAGTTTGGAGATCATATCTTCTCCAACTATGGCTTTCAAAGAATAGCCAAACTTACTTGGCTTCAACACGGATTGGTAACCTTCTAAAGTTACGGGGTCGGGTGTTACGTGTATGTTTCTCATTAACAAAAAAAGTATGTTGAATCAATCACGGCTTCTGGTTTAAGATCGCCAATGATCGGTGGTTGTTCTTCAGCTCCTATTGATAGAGCGAAGTCGGTTAGTGGTTCATGCTCTGCGAACAGGTGCATGTAAGTCTCGCGTACTAGATACGATAGTGTACACATATCAGTAGCTCTGCATAATACACTATCATGTATCAATGCGATTGGAAAGTCTGTTGAGATTGTAGCTAGATGAAGTAAACTTGCATCCAGTGAATGTATCAGGTTAGGAGCAGTAGCATTCTTGTGATGCTTGAGGTCTACACCTTTTTCAGCTCCGGCAATGTGTATCTTACACTGACCCATGAGCTGTGTACGTATAAAGCTAGTCTCACGTTTCATTAAACGTTGCTTAACATTGAAACCTGAAGGAGTAGTCCATCTGATTTCGTTAGCTCCAGCTCTTACAGCACGTGCAACCTCCTGTTCTATCCATTTCATTACGCTCATTGCGCCGGGAACGACTATGTTCATTGCTTCCCGTACGGCAGATACACATAATGTCAGTTCGTCCTTGTTCACCTCTATGCCTTTCTCTTTGAATGCGTCCCTGATGTAAGAACGATTAGAGAATGGTTTAGCATTGTAAGGTATAGTCATTACGCACCTCTTGGTGACTTTCCTATCCCAGTAAGGTACTAGACGTTCAGGTATTGAACTTTTACTCTGTTCTGCGATTATAGCATACGCATCTTGTGGTTTGTCACTGTTCACGACATTTACCATGCGTGCGGTACTTACATCCTTGGCAAGTCCAGCTAATATTTGCAGACCACTACATGTAGCGTCTACGGCGATTGGCAAATATGTGTGAAAGCGATGCTCGAAGTGAAGCTCACAAAATTCGTTACATGCAGCCAGAAATAGCCATGGTTCGTCAGCATTTTCCCAGTCGGCTATGTTGTCGATAGGGTCACGCCATACTCTCTGTACCATTTCATAGTTCTCTGCTTTGTCTATCCATTCCAGTCTCTCTTCCATTGTAGCCTTGTCTAACCCATACGTGGTAGCTAACTGGAACTTTATCCATTCCATGCCCTTCTGGGTGATCTTAGACCCCTTAGAAAACAATAACAAACTTTTTCCAAAGTCGGTGTCTTGTGGTGTGAGTAGGTTGGGGATAGGGTATGCTCTACCTCTGTAGTCAAATGACCAAGGGATATAGAACTCTTTATTTTTAAACTCGTTAACTACTTCCATAGTCATACGAGTACGACAGGACTTACGTACTTCGGCAGCCTGTAACTCTCTACATATTTTCGCTTCTGTCTTCCACTGTCTCCTTGCTGTCTCATTTGTCTCAATATCAACAGGCTTTGGAGGTATGGTATGTTCCATAACAGGTCGAAACTTTCCTACACTTATACCTCTATCTTGTAACTCCTCCGCTACACTAACTATAAACGAATTTAACTTGTAAGATACTTGTTGAATCTTGTTTATAAAGTTATAAGGTATT